TACCCGCTTCCCAATTTCATCGCAGTTAAAAAAGGAAAATTTAAATTTTCTTTGGTATATTGACTAGAGTTTACGAAAGAGCTGAGTGATGGCATTTTGTCCCTTTTTATATCAAATATTTATATTTTATGTTGGATACCATATTGCGCCATCTTGTACAAACTCATCTCCATCTTCTCCATTTTTATCATTTAGCGTCAATAAAATGTTGTCATCTTCTGGTTTTTGTGCTTCTTCATAGTTAAATTTTGCACTTTCGATCAAATCCGAGTAATATTCTTGTCGGCTCAACCAAGCAAAAAACACTAAAGTCATTACAAGATCGTCATTATGGCCTTCCTCAGCCTTAAAGGTATTTGATCTAGACACAAAGGTTGTCAATTCGTTTATGATTCTTTCATCATTTAACAAAATTTTATCTTCTTCCACCAACCTTTTTAAAATGGCACAACCTAGTTTTTTGGTTTGAGCTGTTGTTCTCAAACCCATTTCGCTCTTCCCTTGCGCGAATCCCTGTGACAAAATCTGACCTTTTCTTCCCAGTATTCTGGTCATCAAAACATTTTCATACTCCAAATCATTATACAAAATGGATGATACCTGACCCCCAATGTCATTTGTTTCAATTAGAGCATATGCATTATTATACTTTTCACCGACTTTTTTGATGACATTTGGAAAATTAAAGGGGCTAACTGCATTGTTTCTGTAAGACGCAACAACTTTATATGGTGCCGAAGTTCCATCGATTACACTAAATGCAGAATAATCAGATCCTTGGCCCCGAGAAACATCTGCCTGTAAAAAGTAAATTTTGTCTTTTTCTGGCTCGCCAAAAATTCTAAGCCCATCCGAATCTTCACTTAAAGGTTGTTCTGGTGCGAGCACATTAAGTTTAGATGTTGATATCAGAGTATTGGCAGATCCCAAAAAGCTGCAACCATATTCCTGTTCAAATTGATCCGGGCTGGTGTTTGCGATTTGTTCTGCAGCCCAATTGTCATCTCTTAATTTTGGACTTCCGGGACTTATTGGGGTTTCCCTCCAACTAACATCAACTGGGATAAATTTGTTTTTAAGTTTATGACCTTCTTGTCGATTGGCATCAACCCAAAGCTTATGAAAATGATTCATGCCGTTTGGCGTAGAAACAATAATAAGCTTCGTTGTAGTACCAGCAGAAATTGTCGGATAGGTGGATGTATAAAATTCTTCTGCTACGTGGCTAGGCAAGAAGGCGTACTCGTCAAGCAGGAGTAGGTTATAAGAGCCGCCACGGATTGCTGTAGAGGATGTAGCGTCACACATGACCCTAGAGCCGTTTTCAAGCTTAAAGCTCGTCTTATTCCATTCTACAACTCCCTGTTGCAGAAAATGTGGTAAATTTTCATAAGCAAGTTGAAGTTTTGAAAACAACTCTTCCTTTGCTGTCTTCAGTCTGTTTGCCAGAATAGCGACGTTAACGCTTTGATTAAAGCAAATATAATGGCATATGTAACTGGTTACACATGTAGACTTACCACACTGACGTGGCCACTTTGAAATCGTAAATCTGTTTTTGTGAATAGCGTTTATAAATTTTTGCTGATAAGCATATAAATTAAAGGGAACTACACCCCTATCAAGAGTTTTTACTTTTACGTATTTTTCACAAAAATAAACAGGATCTTGAGCACATTTAATATATTCGTCAAGCTGTTCTTTGGTATATTGAAGCTGTACTCCCGGTAATTTTAAATTAGGATTATTCCGGTAACCTTGGTTGTTGTTTTTGTTCATTATTCACCACTTCTGCATCAACAACATCTTTTTCAGTACTTCTTTCCTTGTTCAATAGATTTTGTAAATCTTTGGTAGAACCCACAAATACTGAGTTGTTTGTTTGCTTAACTTCTACTTTTTGGCCTGTAGTGTCTTTTGCCTTTTTGTGTACATCCAATACATTATTATTTAAGTCGGCCATTGTCTTCAAAAGTATGGCTACTACTTCAAATGCTCTCGGAGAATCAGATTGTGTGGCGACTTTCAAGGCGCTTTCAAGTGCAATGTTTCCTGTACCGATTAAATCTTTTATATTTGATTGTACTAATTCGTAATCTTTTTGAAAATTTGCAGAATTAAAAGTACCTCCAGCAGGTGGAGTTTTTGGTTCTGCGATCTCATTAACAGGAACAGAAAATAATTTTGCTAAATTTTTATTTACATTCATGATCAATCTTCAAACGAAATACTATTATTGTCGCTACTATCAATTGTAGTCGCGCTATTCACTTGTCCGTATATGTATGACTTTGCCAAAAAGTTAAAAGAAGATATATGTATTCTTCTGCTATTAAAATCGCCTTCATACCTATCATTTAAATTATTAGAAACCATAACAATCGGAATGTTAACTGGTTGACCAGTTTCATTTAAGGTCAAGGTTATGATGTGATCTGGGACAAAGAAAGGCATTATTTGTTCTACAACCTGCATCATGTCGTCAACATGGCGGGTGTAGACAAATAAGTTAAAGTTTACGTTTACCGGAATCTCGTTGGCAATTTGTTGACCTGTATTTTGGCAAACACCTTGATTCGAAGATAGAGATAAACTTGAAGCAAATCTTGTTCTTCTTCTTGAAGGATCGGGTGTAATGGAATTCATCACGAAGCTTATTCTAGGCAACTGATTTTCTATTCTCGTACCATCAGTTATAGAAGATGGATTTAAAAGTCTTTGAATAAACTTTTCTTGTGAAGCATATGTGACAGGAACTCTCAAAGTTGTATCTGGGCCAGTTTCGTTGTCATGCGCAACATAAATGTTGCTGAAAAGAGTTCCAAATCCGACAATTAGTCGTCTCAAACTTTTATTATAGTAATAACCAAACATTAACTAGCTCCTCCGCACCCATCTGCTGGATCATTGGGATTAAAGTCATAAAGGCTGGCTTCGTCATCCAATACGGTATTAATGCCAGCAGAGGTGCCAAGTATGTTGTTTAGAGGATCGAATGTCACGCCAGCAGTTGTTCCTGTGCTTGTATATGGTTGGTTGATTTCCGAGTATGTTGTGTCTATCTTCTCGTAACTGTATGTGAAGAGTTCGGCTGTAATTTGGTACGAATAGAGTTTTCCTAGAGGATAGAGAGGATTTTCATGCTCAACGAAGTTAATTTCAAATAAGGACTTCGATAAAGGAAAATAAATTAAATCTCCTTCTCTGGGTCTTATTATGGTTGGATCGATATCGGTTACCTGTTCTTTAAATCTTCTGCGAGCCATGATAAGATTGATCTTATCTTTAATTTCGATTCCAAATTGAGTAATAACGTCGGTTCCTTCAAATCCTTTATAGGATTGTATGTACATTTCGATCACATATGTCTGGCTAAATGAAGATGAAGGATCTTCGCCAAAGAGTCTGTCTATATTAAAATATTGTCTAGGTACGTAGATACAATCTTGACCGACACCCTGTATCAACTCTACAGTTATATCCTCAACCAGTCTTTGCTCTGATTGATTTGTAGTTAGATTAATATAGGGGTTTATGGCCATTTATTATCCTATTAGTGGATCTACTGGGAGTTCGTAGTTCTTGAGAAGCTGTTGTTCTATTTCTTGTATTTCTCTCATAGCCTCCTGCATTATTGCGGGGGCATTCAATTGGGCACCACCCGGTAGAGGCATTCCTGTAAACTTTATCAAATTTTGAGCCCATTGCTTTTTTAATACTGCGGCAAAATACTTTTTAAATATTCTATCTTGCCAAATTTTGGGATATTCATCTTCACTTATTTTTACATAAGCCTCAACCATCAAATACCGCGACGAATCAAGTTTGCTGTGATCCGTATCTAAGAACAGGCGGTCTGTAGTTTTGGTATACGTGAACGAGAGAGGATAATTAAAAATATTGTTTACCAATTGAACATACGACATGCTTTCCATATAGGTGGCCATGGGTGCAGATGGATAACCGGATTGGTTAAAATAAAGACCAAAGAAATCAAATAAAGTCATTTGATACCGCAAGTCGAACATATAGTCTCCGACCTTATAACTTGGAGCGTAGACTTTAGAAATGCTGACTATATCTGTAGCATTTGGCCAATATCCCGTAACACCGCTAGGATCTGTTCTTACTTGAGCACCAAGAGCTGGCCCAAAGGAAGTTGTGTCAAAATATTTTCTAGCAACATCTTGTGGCGTAACTTGATATACATAAAGGGCTCTCTGATTAAAATCAAAGTGCCTTTCTTGCATGTAAATTAAAGCTTCATCCAAACGATCTTCGATCTGCTGGGGATCCACGTTTATTTGGATGACTGGAGCACCCAAACTTCTCATGGTGTAATCTATAAATTCTTGGCGAGTGGTAATCGGCATCTTAGAAATATTTATGAATTATCAATTATTTTGTTTAAATCATCCATAAATTTTTCTTTTTCTGCATTTCCACCTATTGTTACTTGTATGTATTGCAGCTTTTCTGGATCGAAGTTTTCTATTTGTTCTTTTCTAAATGCTGTTTCTATTGTTAAAAAGTTTGGATCGTAATTGGTAAATCCGGGCATCTTTACCGGACAATTAAGAGTTGGATAATCTAATTTTGAATAGTCATTTGAATTTTGTATTAACCAAGTATGGGATTTGTCCCCACAACCGCACTTACCGCAATAATGCTTTCCCGGAGTGGAGCTATTTCTTAAAAATGGACAAGGCCGGATATCTTCAAATCCAAAACAAGATAAAGCTCTTAATTGCTTTGTTGGTATGTCTGTTTTATTGTTTGATAATCCGCGAGAAGCCAAAGACGCAGCAAACATTATCATTTTTTTAAACATAAGACAAATTTGTTATAGTGTAGTGTATATTACAGAAACTCCAGCGGGGACTACGTATGTTTCTAAAAAGTTTTTATAATTTAAGATGGTATCATAATATGAAGAATCAACTTTTATAGTAATTATACCAGAAGTAGATGTGCCTACTACCACAAAATCCCATGGAATCCCTAGTAAATTTGATATTAAGTATTTTATTGCTTGGGGTGTACCCTTGACATTAAAATAATTTGCATCTGCATTTATTGCAAATTTTCTAACATTTGGGATTAAAGATGAAAAATTTTGCTGGCTAAAGTCAGCACCGGGAAAGTAAAAATCAATATAAGCTTCTAAAAATATTTCATTTGCTAATGGTATTGTTCTTATCTTTTCCCAATCCAACTGAGCGCCATAACCATGTTCCAGAGACAGCAACCATCTCATGTAATTTTTTACTATTTTTGTTACCAAGACCTCTGAATTATTTTCCGCAGCTTTAACAATCCAAGAGGGGAACAATGATTCTATAGTGAGTTTATCTGCTAACCATTTTTCATTTTCAATATCATAGTAATCAGAATTATACAATGCTTTTGCTCTTTCAACTAAAGCATTAATTTTTCCATTTACAGTTGCTGGCTGTGTACTAAAAAATATTATCATTGTTGATATACCACTGTAATCCCTGCTGGTGCCAATCCAGAAAGATATGTTAATAGCTTAGAAATATTTTCAGATGTAAGACCAGAAACGTAAACTTTAACTTCTCCGGGATAAGATGTATTTCCTACAGAGATTAAAGTTTCATCTGAAGTACCAGATATACCAGAACTGAGAATAGCATTTTTATAGTCGTTTATTGTCACACACCGTTCTTGTCCAGTTGCTTTAAAAAGAAGTTTTGCTCTGGCTTCTGCCACAGAAATTTGGTTATAACCATTGCTGGGCAACGCAAACGTTCCAAATGTGACATCGCTTCTTGGAGTAATAGTTGCACTGTTTGCAACGTTTCCATTTGAAAGAATTGCTTGAATCAAAATATTGCTGTTTGTGAGCACTTCTCTAGAGGATGCAAAGTTGTTTGTAACAAGATATCCTTGGGGTGCATTCATTACAGTAAAATGAGTATTGTTTCCAGCAACAGTTGTACTGGATTTATCCACCCGAGTCCATTTTATGACTTGGTTACTTCCAATTTGCGTCTCATACATGTTAATTGTAGACGGATCAACATTAAATGGAAGAATGCAGCTTTGAGTGTCGTAATCGTAATTTGTAAAGCTTACTACTTCAGTACCCGAATACAAAGTTATGCTCTTTGATGTATTTGGCAAAACCTGTTCCGTATTAAAGAAAAACACATCAGCACCATTTGTGGCTCTTGCCTTGAAGGTTGTGTAATCTTCAAGTGTTACGCCAGCAGTTGTTATGGTTCTCTGTGCTCTTGCTGATTGTATTGGTGCAACCAAAACAGAAGAATTGGCAGCAATCCCCAATACAGATTCCATCACATTTGCTGTGGTTGCAAAACTATTAACAAAGCCAAATTGGGCATAAACACCATTATAAGCAGTAACTGTGGCAAGAATGTTTAATAACAGGTTTACAGAGCTAGCTTCGTTTCTAAAATCTAAATCTTTTAAATCGCTTTGTTGTTCTAAAAATGTTATAAGAGATGATTTAATATCATCAAAATCCAATGAGGCTACGTTTAAATTTGTTAATTGGTATGTCATGATATATCTACCTCAACAAAGCAAGAAGCATTGTTTTGTGTTTTGATTCCGTCAAATATGCTAAAATTTATTTGAAAAGAAAGTTGTTCATCTTCTTGAGACAAAAGATCTACACGGACATCACTTATTTTGGGTATTGCTGCCTGAATATAAGCTGACAAATTTAACTCCAATAATCCGGGATCGTTTGTACCAAAAATATAGCTAAAGTAATCGGAACCCATATTCATATCAGAAATGAGTTCTCCCTTTTGAGTTTTAAGTATATGCTCAATATATTGAGAAATGGCATTGAACCCAGTCACGATACCAACGTCTTTTTTGGTTTGTGCTGTTTCTACTTTTTCTAATAAAATTGAAAAATCTTTTATGGCCATCTAGATATTTAGTTTAGGTATAATCGGCTGCATAAGTTCCACCAGCAGCTGATGGAGATAGGTTTTCTGGTATTTTTGATACAGATAAAGCAGTTTCGTGTGTTTGATTTGTTACAACATGCTTTACACCTATTATGTAATAATAGTCATTCAAAGGCGATGATGTGCTAGAATATGGATAACCGCTAGCAGCGTCCACATCTATATAAACGACTTGTCCTATTTTTAAATTAAAATCACCAGCTACTGTAAAATCTGCTTTTTGTCCATATTTAAAAGCATCTAAAAATTCTACTCTTTTTATTGGAGTTATTTTTGGAGTGTTCCAGAATGTAGCCACATTCTGTCTTAGCTTTAAATAGTTTACAAAGTTTGGACCTATGTCGGGACAGGTGCAACTCAACGATGCCTCTGGTGTACCCCACAAGCATCCAAGCCAGCTTTGAGATAATGTAGTTGTTATTTGTTCACATTCTACAGAAGGCTTATCTAAGTAAAGATCTACTGGAGTAAATGTATTTGTTAAATTTGGGTTAGGTAAAGTAGAACCTGTCCATAGAGTATAATTGTATTTTTTACCACCGGATGTTCCAGCACCACCAGATGCCCCAGATGCCCCAGATGCCCCAGATGCACCTTTTATAAATCCAAGATATTCTGCAATATCTTTGATTCCACTAAATCTGTCAAAACATTGATCTAATGTGTCTGGTATTCCAGTTACACCTCTTGTTATTGAAGAATTAGCACAAATATATACATCTCTTGAATTTAAACCGTATAGGGCTTCTTGACCATAATTTGTACCATATGTTTTAATCTGTCTGGTTGTCATTTTATAGATCCTTTATCCCGTATTGTCACCACCACCACCACCGCCACCACCACCAGTTGTCGTGGACACACAGCAACCATCAAAAGCATTTTCTGCTGTAAAGTAATATACAACATTATTGCTTTCAGTATATTTACACAATTTAACTATATGAAATATATCCTCACCACTTGGAACCGGATTTTCTTTTGCACCAATAGGACGGAATTGAAATCCTTCTGGCACACATTCAGTAACATAACCAGTTGGTATGTAACCTGCGGTGATGCCCCTTTCATTCAAATTTATAGCCCAAGTATCATCTTGTGTTCCCGAAGATTGAAGAGAATCGAAAGACCATTTTTCTATTTGGTAAAATAGAGCAACATCACAACCAGCTCCACTTGCACCACTAGCTCCACTTGCACCACTAGCTCCACTAGCTCCTGATACACCTGTTGCTGCAGAAGCACCGCTAGGTCCATCAAATTTTAACTTAGCCCACTGATATCGATATTTTTTACCAAAGTCGTTTCCTTCCGGGCAATTGCTATCTTCTTCATACCTCAACAATGCAGCAAAGAAACATTCCTCATCTTTTTTATTTCCCATACAACAAAGAGAGTACATTATAAAATTTTGTAATTCTATTTTTCTTATCTCTTCAAGTCTGGCAGCAGCCCCAGACGCACCAGACGCACCAGCAGTATTTTCTGCTAAAAATGAATTGTATCGTATATTCATTACCTTTTGCAAATAGGTATCATTACCGGGAACCAGTGCTACAGAACCTATACTGTCTGGATAATTTGGGTGCACCTCAGTCATGTCAAACATGTTTTTCCACATTTCTGTGTTATCAACAAATTGCATATAACCAGAGGATCCCATAAAATTCATATTGGAATAAACATTTTGTGTTCCGAAGTTTTGCCCAATTAAAGCGTGCTGCGAAGAATTATCAATTGATTCCAATCCATCGTAGTAGCCCCAATATGAATCATAAATTACTTGCTCTGCACCGGGAATTGCCACACCTGTTCCATCAGTATCTATAAGCTCAATATTAAATTTTTGTCCTTCATCTTGAAACTGATACATTAAAGATTTGTAATTATACGCATCTATCTCATCGGAGTTTGTTATGCCTGCGGGCACCAAATCTAAAACCTTTGGCGTCTTCTTGATGTAATAATAGTTTTTAGATATAAATTGGTAAGCTGGGTTTGTAGTAAAAAAGTAAGCTTTTCTATAAACTTTTCTATCTGAAAGTTTTTGAATTACTGCATCGCCATCAAATATACCAATTCTTCTATAATCAGCATCTAGAGTTGCCGCACTAGGATCATCTTGTGGGTTTCTGTGAAAATATTTAAAGTTCACACTTCCATCAAATTCTGTCCAAAACATGTACTGTGGTACGCCGTATTGCACACCAGCATGAACTGTCGATACTGCACCAGATGCAAGATAGTTTAAGTAATCTATAGGGTTGTCTGCTACCGCTTCTTGTCTGGCTTCAACGGTATTCAGCGGCCTATACAATACATAGTTTGAAGTGGGGTCATTATATCCACCAGCACCACCAAATGCTGTTTGTTTTACCAAATCAACAAATTCATTTATTAAATATACGTTAGGTTGTTTTATACCAAGTGAAGTATTCAAAGATGACTTTTGTACTTTGGTATAATATTCATTTGAAATGTAGATTCCTACAAAATTTTCTTCAGTTTCGGATGCGGCATTGTTCAAGTAACTAACGCTGGTGATAACAGAAAACCATTTATTTCCATTAAAAAATTCTATAGTAACTTTATCAATGTTATACCGTTTTATACGGCCTACGATGTCTTTTGTGTCTCTGACTATAACTACGCCATTTGGAAAAACATCATTTACATTTTCTACTAGCTCCAATCTTTCAAATTGGCATTCTGTATTTTGTATTAATATGTTTACAGATTCAGAATTATAGCTACTCTGCAAGTAGATTGCTTTAACTGTAGAATATGCTGGATTGAATTCACCTTGTGTATTGGGCATGTCAACTATATTTAACTGTTATAAATTGGGTTTTTAGTGTGCCTATTTCACTCGGCAAAAAGCACAGAACATTTTTTGATTTATCTTCAATAAATTTTGTAACTGTGACAGGAATAGTTTCGGTTGGCTGAACTGGAACTGGTTCCGGCTTTTTCTCATCGGTTGTTTTGTTTGAAGAATAGGTATTTTTAAAAATTATTTTACCGTCTTCTGGTTTTTTTAATTGGACCGTGGTATCTAGATATTTTTGTTTATTGCTGACATATGCACTGTTATATACAGCATACCCAGTTGAGGTTGGATAAACTATTGTGAGTTGCTGTCCCGTGGACCCTGTCGGAGTTAAGAAAGAATATGTCGCACCTTTCTGATCTTTTATTACCATGTTTCCATCATAAAAGGAGACAGATTCAATTATAGAAATTGGACCATTTAAATCAAAATTGCCAGTGGATCCATAACTTGAGCAAGAACCAGTATTTGCAACATATGGTGCTATTATACTTCCTTTTGGAAATGCAATGCCTGTCGTACCACTAACATCTTCTACAGCAGCAAAATTTATTTTATTTTCATTCGTATTTGTAAACAAGACGGTGTTCTCTGACAACAATTCAAATGGATTTATTTTTTTAGCAGCGAGTAAAAACGCCCAAAAGTTATTTGGATCTTGATAAACCTTAAAACTAGCTTCAAGCAATGTTGTTTTTGAGTCTACCAAAACTTGATCAGTTGGCAGTCCCACTGCATCTGCATCAATATAGGTAAAAAAACTTGATATATTAAAGTTTCCAATTGTAGACGCAAAAGATCTTTTTGGAAGATTTTCAAAGTACTTCATAAGGATTATCCATTATACCCAAAGTATCTATAAGATATTTCAGACTTAGACCACGTAGCATTTGCTTCTGGTACATAAGTTCCGGTTTCGAATTCTGTAAATACTAAACCCAAAAGGGTTACTGATGAAGCTCCGTTTGGCAGATATCTGATAACGGTATCTGCATCATCGTTCTTCTTTACTATTACGGTGTTCAGCACACAAACTAAAGGCTCACCGAGCCAGTTTGCTGTCAGATTTGCATCCCCGCCTAAAGCCACACCGTTGCCACGCGAAACACTCAATGCCCATAAATTTTGAGGATAAGACCTTTCTGGTAAGTTTGAAGCAACTGTTGGATATGATGATTTTCTAAAAGTACCAACAATATTTTCAATAGCTATGGATTCTTCGTCGCTTTTTGGTACAAGGACATATTGGAAAAAATACTGTTTTCTTCCTTCAGATATCATCGTCATTTCTGCGATGTTGCTGAATCTTCTATATGTTGAAGTGGCAAACATTCTTTCATGATAAAATAATGCTGGTTGCATAACTCTTGCTATCATATTTCCAGCACCAGAGAGATTTACTCCCCCGCTATTTGCTAATCCAGCTCTGCTAAGTATTGGGCCTACAGGATTGTTATTGCTTTCACCATAATTATGTTGAATGGTGTATCCCGGCTCCTTTGGCATCGGAAGCTGTAGATGGGCAAAAGATCTGTTTATTACACCAGATCGTGTTCTCTCAAAATTTTTAAGAGAATAGTTTGCAGCATAAAAGTTCATCCATAAAGGCTGTTCTGCTGCATAAACACCAAATGGATACTTGTAGGTCGATGGCATTTCTATACTATTTAGATAAAATTCTCTAAATAATTTTATGGCGTATAGGACCAAATACACACCTATAAATAAAGAAAAATATATAGGAGACAGTACAAAAATTACATGCCGTTCCTTATGGGAACGAAATGTATGTAAATTTTGTGATGAAACTCCCAGTATAATTAGGTGGTCGTTTGAGGAAATAATCATTCCATACGAAAACCCATTAGACAAAAAGCTTCATAATTACTACCCGGATTTCTTAATTCAAGTCAAAAATAACGATGGAATAAAAACACTGATGGTGGAAGTAAAGCCAAAGAAGCAGACATACTTAAAGGAAAATGCTTCTAAGAAAGAAAAGATCACTTGGATCGTAAACACAGCAAAATGGAAAGCAGCCGAAAGTTACTGCAAAAAACATAATATGGAATTCAAACTCGTAACAGAAAAAGAGATATTTGCAAATGGCTAACTCAATTGTAAACATTAAAGAATACTTTGAACGGCATAACGGCCTCCAAAGAAACAACAGATATTCTTTATCTTTTTCCGGATTGCCAAGTTTACTCCCACAATTGCAAGAAGACGACATTCAAGCTTTGGCCGTCTCTATGGGCGCAAGAGCGATAGACTCTCTGGCAGACAATTTGGCTGGTTATGGCTCGGGTAGAGCTGTTCCACGATCTCAAAGATTTGTGCCCGGTGTAATGTTGACCTTTGCCGTAACAAACGATAATTTTATTACAGATTTTTTTAATAATTGGTTTAACTTAATTTATTCAGGTGGAAACATCAAAGGAAATCAAAGCGCGCCGTTTCAGCTTTCCTTCTATAATGACATAATTTACAATTGCAAGTTGAATGTAAAACTTTTAGACCCAAATGGCAATGTGAATCGTATTTACACGTTTTATGAAGTTTATCCGCTTGAATCTATACCAGTTGAATTAAATATGATTGAATCAAACAAATACATGGTGTATCAGGTCCTGTTAAATTACAGAGAATTTACATTTAAGGCACAATAATGGAAAATATAGTCAATTTTTTGAATTCCACTCTTCCTTCTTACGAAACAACTTTACCTTTTTCTAAAAAAGTCGTATCATTTACTCCATTTAAAGTAAAGGATGCAAAAAATATCGCAATAATATTGCAGGAAAACAATAAAAAGCTTGCATTAAAGTGTATGATTGACCTTTTAAAGACTTGCGCACCGACTTTTGTGTCAGACGATGTCTGTTTAGCCGATGCCGAGTACTTATTTTTGCAAATTAGATCCAAAAGTGTAGACGAAGTACTAAATTTAGTAAGAAATAATGAAAAAATTCAAGTAAACATAGCAGAAATAAAAACAAGAAACAATATTTTGTCAGAAAAAATAGAAATTGGCCATTCTATTGTATTGCATCTGCAGACCCCAACTGTAAAAGACCTTCTTAAACTTCCTTCTTTGGATAAAGAAGATCTGATAAAGGCATGTATACAAAAAATTACTATTAAAAATGAAGTATTTCATACAAATAAATTTATTTCAGAAGAAATAAAAAATATTTTGGACAACTTGCCACTGTCAGTTGTACCAAAATTGGATAGCTTCTTGAAGCGACAACCAGAACTTTATATAAACCTGTCCTTTGAAAATGAAGAAAAGGAGGTGACAGGTTTACTCAATTTTTTTATCTTTCGGTAAAGTTTTTTGATTTAAAAAATTATTTTATAACAAACTTTACCTTGATAAACAATTTTAATTGGTCGCTTGAAGATATAGAAAATTGCATATTCTGGGAAAGAGACATTTATCTAAAACTTGTTGCGGATTACGAGGAAAAGAAAAAACAAAAACAAATGCAAAAAATGGCCTCTGGAGATTACTTTAACCTATGAACGAACAATCAAATAATTTTTCAATTGATGTACAGGCAGAAGTTGATGCTGCATCTAATTTGAATACAGAATTGACAGGAGAACCATCTACTATTGTAAATGTTTTAAAAGATATTCCTCTACCAGAAACAATTTTTTATACAGCTACAAACATAGATATAGAATCCGGAATAAAACCTCAGATATCTTCCTTAGACACTGACGTAACAATCAAAGTCGATGCTGAGGAGGCTTATTCTAAAGCAGAAGAAACAGAAAAAAGACTAAATGAAGTCCGCGATGGTATGCTGGACATGTACAACAATATGATGAATTCATGGTTGCCAAATAACAATAAAGATGATTTTGAAGAAAGGCCAACCACAGAACCTCAAAATTTAATATTTGAAAATAGGCGTGATAGAATGAGTATGGCCCCAAAGTGGGCTTAAAATAAAAAAGGCCCCTTTCGGGGCCTTTTTCAATCCTTCTCCATTTCGGAGAAGTACTGTAGAGGATCTTTTTCCTCCACATCTTCAACAACTGAAGTCTCTTCAACGTCATCCTCAATGCTCTTGCTCTCAGCAAACTGAGCACGGATATCGTCTCCTACAGACTTCTTAAATCGTGCATTCAACTCGTCAAAGCTCTTGAACTGACTCTTGTCAACAAAGGGCTTGAGCGGATACTGCTTCTTCCAAATTTCCTCAAGCTTCTTATCCTCACCACCAAACAGAGGTGCTGGTGTTGCAAATTCACTTCGGTCGTAGTTAACATAACCACCGACGTTGCGAATCTTGATCTTAAAATCTGCACCAGTCCAGAAGTTGAACGGATCTACTGCAACTTCATCTTGGAATTCTGGGTGAGCAAGGCTCTGGATCTTCTGGAAGATCTTGGTACCATACTGATAAAGGAAAACCTTTCCCTTATTCTCTGGATTGGCAGGATCTTCGATTACCAAGATGTTGGAAATGTACGTCAGCTTACGCTTACGCTGCCGTGCAATGTTCTTGTCATCCTCAATACCGCTATTCCACAGTTCCGTGTTTGCTGCACACACCGGGCACTTTTCACCGATGGTCGTGGGGCAGTTCTCATAGAACCAACCGCCTTTGCCCTTAAAAGTGTGACTATAGACTGCAACGAAAGGTGCATCCTCGCCATCAACTTCAGGAAGGAATCGGACAACCGCGTATCCGTTGCCAGCCTTATCGATACCCGGCTTCCATAGCCGTTCATCCTTATAGCCCTCCTTGGAGGTCATCTTATCAAGACGCTCTGTTAGGGCTGCGACTGAGTTCTTACTCTTCTTCTTAAAATCTGAAAAATTTGCCATATTTTTTCTTTCCCCAAGGATCTCCCTTGGCCTAAATGACTGATGTAAGATACCCCAAACTCCAGATCAGTCAACTGGTAGCTTACGGGTTTTTGACTTTTTAAGTAAATGAAGATTTTGAGCCTCTTGCTCAATTTTTTCAATTAAAGGTTTTGTTAGAAGTTTTCCAGCCGCAGAGGGTTCTAAATTCATCTCATTAGACAATTCTAAAACACAATCCATAAAAGATAAATTTGTAGATTTTACTCTTTCCAAAACTTTACTAGAAAACTTTTCCTTAGCAGCGTCATCTATATACATGGTACCAGTTTACTCTTGTAGATGTTAAAAGCAATAAATAAAATGATCTAAATATTCCTAGAACTATTTAGACCCATTTAAGGAAGATATATGCCAACACCATCACCATTTGGCCCACAAGATGATAACGTAATTATTGAAACAGGCGGTCTTACATTCTTTGTCGCCACAGATTCTGTAGTATTTGCTGGCGTCACAGCTCAATTCCAATTGCAAAAGTTAGCATTTGGTCCTACTGGTTCTGCCCAAATTGTTGACTCCTCCAATGGTCTACCAGTAAACGTTATCGCTGGTGGTATTACAGCAAATTTGGTTGGTTTCTGTGGTGCTGTTGAGGGTATCGTTGGTGGAACTCCAGTAACAGTTGAGGGGACAGTATATGTTACTGGTATAACAAGCGCACCAGCCTATGTTAGAACTGCATCTGGCTATCAAGTAGAAATTACAGGTGGGGTACCATTAAACAAAACAAAAGATGCAATTTCTGTATTCGGACCATCTGGAAGTACATGGATTTTTGCAAATCTTGTAAATACATCCGGCAATGCAATAGGAACTACAGCAAATCCAATTTATGCCAATATTATTGGTGCAACAATAAGTGCAACAATAAATCCAATTGTTGGTGTAACCAATTCCGCAGCATCACCGCTTTTTGTTTGTGGTGTATCTGGTGCAACTGCTGTTAATGTAAATGTTCAAAATACTGTTGTAATAGATGATAGCTCTATATTGACTGGAATGACTGCCATTTACGGTCAAGTCGTTACCTTAAACAGCAATCTTTCAACATTAGGTTTAGCCAAACCAGCATCTCTAAAAACTGGCCGTGTAACTTCGACGTTCTCAACTACACAGCAACTTGACAGCGGATTTACCTGTCAGGCCGGTGTAAATATAAAAGCACTTTCAACAAATACTGACTTTGTTTATGTCGGAAACACCTCGGCTTCTGCAACATTGATATCCTCTGGGTATGCTATGGATCCCGGAGATGAAACATTTGTAGATATCAACAACTTGAGTAAAATTTACATAGTAGCAGCAAGCGGAACACAATCCGTAACGTTCTTAGCGTCATAAAATGTCAACACCAAGTACATTAAACAATGTAAGAAATTACAAAAATTTTGGCTTAGTGGT